TTCTCTGACCATAAATACGAACCGATGAAATGCGGGCAGTGGATCGTGACGGACGAAGGCGTGAGGCTGTATGACCCTCAGAGCGGACGGCAGGATGTCATTGCGTGCCGGCATCCGATCATACCGGTCAGACGCATGCAGAACCTGCAGACGGAAGAAGAACAGGTTACGCTTGCATTTAAGCGAAACGGGAGATGGAGGGAACTGACGATCCCGAAGACAACGGTCACGAAAGCCAGTAAGATATGTGACCTGTCTGCAAGGTCCATACTGGTGACGAGTGAGAGTGCGAAGCTGCTGGTACGTTACCTGGCGGATGTGGAAGCGGATAATGAGGAAAATATCCCAGTCATCCTTTCAAGCTCAAAAATGGGATGGATCCGGGGGAAATTCCTGCCGTATGATACCGGGATCGAATTTGACGGTGCGGCCAGGTTCCGCCAGATCTATGAGAGCATACAGAGCCATGGAAGCCGGGAGAAGTGGTACCAGCGTGTCCTGGACCTGAGAAAGAAGCGGTGTTTTGAGATCCAGTTTATGATGGCAGCATCGTTTGCAAGTGTGCTGATCAGCATCATCGGAGGCCTGCCGTTCATGGTAGACCTCTGGGGACAGACGGAAGGCGGAAAGTCCGTTACACTGCTGCTGGCAACGTCTATCTGGGCAAACCCGAACAAGGGGATGTACTACCGTGATTATGCCAGCACAGACGTTGGTTTTGAGGCACTGGCGGATTTTCTGAACCATCTGCCGGTTGTATTGGACGACACCAGCAAACGCTGCCAGTCCGTAGAAAAACGCTTTGAGGAGATCATATACAACCTGTGTTCCGGAAAAGGCAAGACCAGATCCAACAAGGAGCTTGGGATAAACCGGGAGAATGTATGGGAGTGCATCACCCTGACGAACGGAGAGAAGCCGATCACAAGCTATGTCAGCCAGGGCGGGGCTATCAACCGTGTACTGGAAGTGGAAGCGGGTGAGCACTTCTTCCCGGACCCGCAGGGCACCATGGACACTATCAAACATAATTACGGCTTTGCCGGGATGGATTTCATCGATGTCCTCAAGGATATGGGAAAGGAAGAGATCTGCCGGATCCAGAAAGAGCTCCAGGCAGAGCTGATGAATGACGACAAGATGCAGAAGCAGGCGATCTCACTTTCAATTGTCCTGACAGCCGATAAAATCGCCACAGAGCGGCTTTTTAAGGACGGAGAGTATATTTCTGTAGACGAAGCGAAAGAAGTGCTTGTGGACCGAAATGAGCTTTCTGACAACGAACGCTGTTATCGGTTCATACTGGACAAAGTAAACATGAATGAGCACCGCTTTGACGCGACTACAAAGTGCGAGAAGTGGGGGATGATCCAGAAAGGATACGCCCTGATTTTTAACGCAGCGTTTGATGAATTGTGCAGAGAGGGTGAATTTTCAAAGAAATCGTTCCTGTCCTGGGCAAACCGGAAAGGTCTGTTACAGACGCAGGGCGGCCAGATGACCAAAAACAAGAAGGTCGGCGGAAGCACTGTCCGGTGTGTATGGCTGCGAATTGAGGAAGAACCGGAGTTTGTGCCGGTAGAAAGCGAGCAGATGGAGATACCATTTGACTAAAAGGTTACAAGTTACAGGGGATACACGGAAAAATTGAACTATATACAGAGAAAAAAATAAAAAAAATAAATTTTAAAAATATCTCACCTCTCACGTATAGGGACAAAAATTCTTGTAATTTTGTAACTTAACAATGAAAATGCTTAAAAATGCAGTATTCAAGCCACTTTTCGGGATACATGGAAAACGTAACCGACAACCTGTTTTTGTATTTTTGGTAACTGGAGGACGGCATGGCAGGAGTAAAGAAGAAAGATATACCGGATATAGCGGCATTTATGCCGGAGTTCTGGGAATTTGTGAAAAGCGTATGGATCCCGGAAGACTCGGATCAGTACTGGAAAGAAGTATATGATAAAGCACAGGAGCTCTACCAGAAGTATCCGGTGGATTTTGTGAAACGGCAGATATTAGGATTCTGCGAATATCTTGACCAGAAATGGCAGGATGAAAGAGATAAGGCAGGGACGGAGGAAGAACAGTGAAGAGATTAACAACCGCATATGAGCGGATTTGGGCAGATGGAAGTGCAGAAATGCAATACATGACAAACGCATCAGATCTGGAGGTAGTAAACAGATTAGGTACATACGAAGACGCAGAAGAAGAGGGAAGACTGTTTGTTGTGCCGTGTAAACCAGGTGATAAGATCTATGAAGTTGTTGTGGATGAAATACCTGTATGGAATTGTTACGTCAACAGATTTATCGTCCAGGATGTCTCAGCAAAACAAGTCAAGTATTCAGATGATTGGGTAGATTGGGATGCCCCTTATCTGTACACAGACGAAAAAGAAGCGGAAGCGAAAGCAAGACAGTTAAGAAATCAAAGAAAACGTTTGGAATCCGGATGGATTCCGGTGACAGAGAGATTGCCGGAAAATGGTGATTATGTGCTGATGTCGTTTGAAAATTTTTCTCTTCCATTGGTTGGGAGATATGTGGGCGATGAAGAATTAGGCGGTGCATGGTATCTGGGGGATTGCTTCGACGAAGATACCTGTCTGGCAAATGACCTGTTCGTCAATGCCTGGATGCCGCTGCCGAAGCCATACAGGGAGGATGGGGAAAATGAAGAATAACAAGAACTGCAGCACATGCAGATACCATAGTGAAAATGGAGTATGCAGGTGCACAAGAAGTGATGAATTCGCTAATGCAACAATAGATACATACCGCTGTAAATACTATCAGGAAAAAATGGAATATGACTGGAGAATGTCAGTATTGGACAGGTTCATGAAAGGGGCGGGAAGATGAGATATGTGAGATTTATGAGTATCGAAGAGCTAAACAAATACCTGAGCGGAGAGAAGTTGAAAAACAATACCGTGTGGAGAGATAGAGGAAATAAGACGGACTCTGTGGGATTCTGCTTCTTTGACGATTCCGAATCCCCAGAGGAACGTTTGGAATATTATTCCAGAGGAATAACTTGCACTACAGATGTATGGGCGGTATTTGAGCAGATCGGCGGGGAGCCGCTGAAAAAGTGTACAGGAATATACAGAGATCCTGAAAAGGACAATGCAAGTATTGAACAGAAGATGTTGGAAGCACTTACAGCTGCTTTGTGCGGAAAATTCCCGGATATCCCAACAATGGAGGTAACTGAGTACAGTACAACGGAATACAGCCAGGAGACGCTGAAACTGGTGGAGGTTGGTCGAGAGGGACGCTATGGTATCTACTGGTTGTCACAGGCGGAAATGGAAGAATTATTGCTTAAGAAACCGCAGGCACAGGATTGGAGTGATGTGTGCGATGAAAGCAGCTGAGAAGAACGCCAAACGGCGGGCACATTATAACCATCTGGAGCGTGCAGTGGATGCTGAGGCGGCTAAACGGTTCCAGGAGCAGACGGCTTTATGAACATACCGGACGGAATCGAAGAAGAGCTTCCGTTCGATTAGGAGACAACGATGGAAGACAGATGCGTGATGTGTGGCGAAATCATACCGGAGGGAAGAATGGTGTGTCCGGTATGCGAAAAAAGAGTATTGACCAGAAAAGGAGAACAGACAATGAAAGCAAGAACAATCAGAGAAAACATGGGAGCAGATCGAGGAGATCCTGGCAGCAGGTAAGGCAAGAGAAACATTCGGAGAAGATGGACAGATCACAGTCCAGGTCGAAGGAATTGGAACGGCCCTGTTGAATATCCTGGACTACGACAAAGACAAGGCTGCGGATCCAGACATGCGAACGATGACATTACAGTTCGCAGATCTTCTGTTCGATGAAATGCCGTTCGATGAAAACGGCTGCAACAAATGGGAGGAGTCCAGCATTCACAGAAACATGAACAGCATCGCCTTCAAGGAGAGATTCGAGGAAGGGTTCAGAAGACTCCTGGTTCCTGTACTGAAGGAGAACGGAGACAGAGAGGAAACACTGGACACATTCTTCCTTCTGTCCGTGGAAGAAATGAAGGACAAAGAAAAGAAGTATCAGCGGTTCAGATCAGAACGCGACTGCGTGAAAGTCAATCCGAAGCAGGAGACAGAGTGGCACTGGACAAGAACTGCGTACAGAGGCTACGCGTACAATACGTGGTTTGTGAACGCGTCCGGCTACGTCTACTACATCAACGCAGTGAGCAGCGGTCGCTTCGCCCCGGCTTGCGTCATCGGAGCGAAAGCAATCAAATAATCAGTGCCCGCCACGCAGGGCACTGGAGATCGAAAGGGGCGGGAAGATGAGCGATGAAAGCAGCAGAAAAAATGTAAAACGTAAAGCACATTATGATCATCTGGAGCAGAGTGTTGATGCTGATGCAGCCAGAAGATTCCATGAACCAGCCGCAGTAAAGAGCAAGATGACAAAACTGGCATCAGTCAAAATTATAGAACATTACATAGAACACACCGATGATGAAGACGGTGAAATCCTGGAAATAATAGCAAGGAAATGCATGAGGGGAGGCGATGCCGGTGGAGATGACAGAAAACGACAAGAAAAAGGAGTTCCTGCGAAGATACCGGGAATGTGAACGGAGGGAGCAGGAGATCCTGGAAGAGAT